TGGGGTTAATTCGTCTTCTATGTTCTTCATCTGCGAACTATAGAGGGCTTGTCTATTGTTCGCATTCATTAGATCTTTAAACATTGGGTCATTAGTAGCCCATGCAAAAAGAACTAATGTCATAGTTAAGTCATCATTGTAGCCTTCATCAGCTTGAAACACACCATTGTGTTCAATAAATGTTGAAAATTCCGATATAATGTCTCTATCAAATACCAGTAGTTTATTTTCTTCTACCAAAGATTTTAAAGTTGCACACCCTATGCGCTTAACTTGTTTTGTTGTTCTAACACCTAGAATAGAACTTCTTCCAGAACTAGATAGAACTTGTCCGTATCTTGCATCGGAGCCGACCCAGATCATATTTTCGTACTCTAAGTCGTTGTGAATAATATCGGCAACTTGTTACCAATATCATTAATCTCAACTAAGACATATGCACTGTTATAATCCTTAGATACCTTATGAATTATAGTAGGATAAAGTAAAGGACTTATCTTATTGTTTCTATATTTAGCTACAATTTTATAGGGGTATTCTGTAGTATCGATAACTGTAAAGGCAGAATAATCTCCACCAATACCTCTCGATGTATCCACAGTGGTAAAGTATACGTGACCGGGGACCGGATACTCTAAAACATCTAACCCGTCTTTCTCGTACATGAAAGAGATAGGAGACATCTTTGCAATAGTATCGGGGGCAATTAAGGTATTAGATGAACCAAGGAATGCACATAAAACTTCTTGATTAAACTTAAGTTCCCCAAGGACCGATTTTTGCTCTGCAGCCCACTTTTCATCTCTACCTGGAATTTTCCAGTAAGGTATTTGTAATGCAACAAAGCCGTTACGACCTTCTTGTGCATCGTTCCAATACTTCCAAAAATGATTATAACCTAGAGGAGTAGAAGTAAGCAACACCTTTGTGGTCTCTCCAGCCATAATAGTTGGATATGTAGAAGTAAAGAATTCTTCGGCAACGTTATTAGGAATAATTGCCGCTTCATCAATATACAACCAGTTAACCGATTTACCTCGAATACCAGATGTAGAAGTGGCAGATGTAAATACCTTGGAACCATTTTCTAATTCCACGTCACCTTTGTTCCAGGTCTTAATGCCTTGCTGCATCCACAGAGGTAAATTCTCGTACATAATTTGATAACGAGACAATACTTCTCTGGCTGCAGTCGACTTGTTGGCTAAGATAGCAACCGTCTTATTAGAATTAAAGATAGTGTAGTGAAGAATACAGGCTGCCGATGTAATGGTCTTAACCTGTTGACGTCCTTCCATCAGAATAACTTTCCTGTTATTCATAATGGTATCTACCTTCTCTCTCTGACAATCGTATAGACTGAAGAGAATTAAACCTCTATCTAGTGAAACAATATAGCAATAGTTTTCAATAAAGTATATTGGATCTTCTTTGCATTTCATTAACTCCTTCACCTGGTCGGAGGTAAACTGCATCTCAAAGCCTGCAGGCTTTAAGTTACTATTACCATTATAAGAATTATTTTCCATTAATCATCTTCATAAGATCGGAAGTAGAACCAGCAAATACTATATTATTTTGCTGCTTAATATTTTCCATCTTACCGCTTGCCTTATCAATATCTTTTTTAGTCTTATGAAGACCAATTAACTCTTTTGTAATAGCGGTCTGTGCCGATATCAATTGCCCGGCAACCTCAAATGCTCTAGGATTTTCAGAGTTCTTAGCAATATGAACCAACTCTGTCATTACATCTTCGTTTTTATTAATTAAACTACGAAGGGTGTTGCGTGCCAATTGAAAGTCATCCTCCTGGTCTAACTCAGAAGGATTATATGCCACAGGCATACTCGTTGGGATAGGCAAATCAACGTCTGTCTCAACATTAAAGACATCGTTAATTCTGTTAAGTGATTTCATTAGAAGTCCTCAAACGTATCTGTAATACCAATAGTATCACCTGGAACAGCGGTACCGGGAGTAATTGTTGCGGTGTATGAGGATTGTTTATTAGATAGTTCGGGGTCTGAGAATGTATTAACGTTTGTAGTTCTGATGATGCCCTGTCTGTTGACTGGACCGTAAAAGTTAAGTTTCATTGTGAAGTTAAGAGTCCAAATAATGGCTCTTCTTTGAGTAAAGTCACCTTCGTACTCATCTTCGTAACTTATATTATCAAGAATAATAGGTAGGTCATTCTTGATTCCCATGGCAGGGATTGCATTAAGAGTCAGGTTATAATCTGGATTAAAATAAGGTAAGATCTGCTCAATAATCTGTAGCCCATCATCCTGATTCTTTGTATATACATACAAAGTCATAGCAATGTTATAAGGAGTTGGGGCGTACTGAGCATTTAGAGAAGTTGTAGACGAGCCATTTAATGCTCTATTTTGCTGAACCAGACTTACTCTTCTATTTGGATCATAAGTCAAGCTTGTCATCTCAAACCCTAGTCTAGGTAAGAACGTCTGAAAGCTTTGTTCGAATGATTGGGGTTGCGCAGCAATTCTAGCTAAGAACTTCTGCTTAGGAGAATATGCTAAGGGAACACGAAGGGTCTGAGTAAGAGTACCATCTTTATTATATCGGTCAATATGAATGTTGTTAAACATATTACCAAAAGCCACTATTGACTTTCGTATTGTTCCCCAGTAAAATTTATCAAACATTTATTTCTCCGAATGGGTTTCTCTCGGAGAAGTCCAATACGGAAATCTCTCCTCTAAAATCTTCATTACCAACGTTAGGAAAGATAGAACTCATGTTATATGATTGAAGAATAATGCCAGCTGGGCTATATTCTTCTAGCAATGCTCTAGAACCGTTTTGTAACAGTAAGTTAAATGCATTGATATCAGCTGACCTATCGGATGCAATATCATCAATATCTGATACCCCTGTATCAAACATCTCAGAAGAGTACTGCATCAACTCACATTCAAGTTTATAGACGTATAATTTACCGACCTGGAAGAAAGGATCGGTTGATTCAACTCTTTTAATTTCAAAGAATGCTTTGGTTAGAGGAAAATAAACTACATCCCCTTCAGCTGGCCTTGTAGTTAGTACAGCATCCCCAGAGCTTGCAATTACTTCATCCCATCTTCTTCTTGATACAATAAAAGTAGCAGTATCTCGTATCTCAACACCAAACTTTGTCATAAGGTCACCGTCGCCCTCAAACCCGGTAACGTTTTGCATATACATCTCAAGTGGGTATGCTGATGCGTACTTATTAAGTACATCTTCACCCAAAATCATATCCTCATTAACAGCCTGTCTAGGAATATAATACGTATCAAACCCGTATATCTTCAGGCACTCTATTATAATATCTTCCATAAGCAATTGCTCTGAAGATTTACCTCCGGGTATACCAGATTGAAAATAAAAGTTTGTCGCCATTATTCGGTATATCCACGTGGATTAGTTGTTGCCTTGATGGTATAATCCATAGGTGGGCTGATGAGATAAGCTAAAGACATTATCAACCTGTAAAGAAGTCCACAGGGAGCTCGTAAGTTGATCTTACTTCATCTTTTAACTCTTTGATCTCTTCCATCGCTTCATCAAAGATCTTTTGACCATTCAACGTTACTCCACCTGGTAATTGAACGCCTTCGAATTTCTTGAGATTAACACCCCATTGGCGCTTTATTAAAGCAGTAGTGTATCTCTTTAGATACGCATCATTATATACGTCAGTATACGTATCAGGGTCTAGGGAGCGATATGCTTCTATGATAATATAATCATCGATAGCTAGGTCTCCTCCATCACCCCAGGTTAGATCAATAAACAGTCGGTTCATATGACGACTAAACCTAACCGGCTTTTGTCCTGTCATTAAATCGTTAATCATATTAATATGCATCTTTAACATTGTATAATACTGAATATCGGTATTGGTTAAAGACTGAATATTATTAAGCATCAACTGATACTTTGCATCAAAAAAACTAATACTATTTGACCTACTTGATAAAGGTAAAGTTCTTACAACACTTAAAACAGAATCATTTAGAGTAACATACTTGTTATCAAAATTACCAAGCGTAATTGAGGATAAAGTAGCTGAAGTTCCTGAAGATGCCCCAATAATTGTTTCACCTGTAGTAAACGTACCTGATGTATTCTTTACATTTACGCGATTAGCAGATACTTTTGCATGAATAAAGGTAGTAGCACCAGAAGAAGAACCTGTGATCTTTTCACCAATGGAAAAGGATGCAGCATTTACTCCAGCAATTTGTATTAAGGAGGCTGTAATTTGTTCTTTGAGGTATACAGCTTCAACTGCATCATAATGAAAGTCTCTGTAAAACTGTATAGCCTCGTCAACTCTATCTTCTAATTGATCATCATCCACGTTAATTTCGAGGACAGGAAATCCGAGTGAGCGAAGGCAATAATCTATAAGGTTTTGTCTAGATGAAGGTGAAGACATTGTATCTTTCCTAATTTATATAGTATATTTATAAGGAAAGGGCCCTGAGGCCCTTTGTAAAGATTTTAATAATATCAGTGTTTATTACTGTCTGTAGACGGGGGTTCGGGTTTAGCTACTTGACTTTCCCCTTGTTCTTTAATCTTAAGAATCAAAGGCCAGGCACCTGATTTACTAGGCAATTCACCCAATACACCAATGACATAATTAACTTCTTCAACTGTAAGCTTCAATTCAATATCCATAATTTTCTCCAAAATAAAAAGGTTCAACTGTTATTATATACTTATATTACTTTAAATGCCAGCTAATTTAAACTAATTTAATTCAACCCATGTTACTTGTTCTTCATTCCAATAATAACGCTTACCGTCATCCGGTCGGGGGCTTGGGGCACTCCAGGTCATGGTTTCTTCATTGCCATTCCAACTCGGGTAAGGTTTACGGGCTAAATGTTCAGCTGTTCTTAATGCTTGGTACTCTTCAACAGTGTATGTGGCTACAACTCCAGTAGCAGTTAAATCTGCATCATCGTCACACGTTCCAAAATATAAAGGTGCTACTGCATAAGCGCCTTCTGGTGTCGTAGCAATTGGCCAAGTTGACTCATTGTACCAGTCAATGTTAAAATTTTTAATTTGAGGGAAAGAAGGCCCTGTCCGCATTGGTTCAGCTGTACAGATGATACCCGTATCAGCATCTATATGGGTTATTGATAAGTATATCATACAGGAATCCTCCTTACTGCCCTGGTCTTATGGTAAGCATCCGCTGTGGTTTTGTATACAGAGTACTGAATACCGTTTTGAAAATATATATCTTTAGCATTATAACTATCTTCTTGGGTACTTGTCCAATATTCATCTAGTGTAAAAGCTTCAGCTCCCCCAGATTGAAATGCAGATACAGAAGTCCGGGATGGAGGTTCAGGGTTTGTATAATTAGTGTTACGCGGTTGTGGGGATACTGCATATGGATTTGATCCATACCCCCCGCTATTACCATTTGTTGAAGGCTTGAGGAAGTAGTAACAAACTTCTAATTCATAAAGTGCAGGTAAATACCAATCGGTATACCCTCCAATGTTTAGCCCTCTACACCATTGGGCTGCTGGAAAAGTACCGCTATTCATAGTTTCACTGTTACCTGGTCCATCAATAGAATTTGCAAAGTTGTTGTTGGAAGGAACCGAAGTTCGCCATGCTTGACTTGATGCAACCCCAGAGGCTACAGGTGCAACAATAAGATAATGCGTTGCTACCCCATTGCCGCTAGTTGAAATCTTCCCAGCATAGTATCCTCCCCCGTATGCTTGACCAATAGTGTCTGGGGGAACAACAGCTGTAGTACCGTAAAAATTTTGCACAGAAATAGCACCGCTACTAGGGACAGCACCATAAGTCCCGCTTGTACTAGCAGGAACTAGCCCTCCATTTGCATAATACTCTCCTAACCCAATAGGGTTTGTACCACCAAACTCAGTTTGAATGTCCGAAAAACTAATAGCCCCTGAAGACGCAATAGCCATTACTTACCCTCTAATGCTTTTACCTTAGCTTGCAATTCGTTAATTGCTTCAATTAAAAGAGGTACTAATTTTTCATATTGTACAGTCTTATAATTTTTTCCTGATTTACTATTTCCGTTTTCATCTATATCAAATGGGGCAGCCTTGACAACTTCAGGCATTACTGCTTCTACTTCACCCGCAAGTACACCAACTTGTTGTTCATCACTCGTATAACCAAAAGATTTTGCAATATCATTGTTCTTATAATATACACCGGAGAGTTTGGAGACTTTATCCAATGCATTAGTAATCTTACCGCTAACACTTTTTAATCGCCTGTCAGAATAGTACGCAGTGATGTTGCCTGTTGCAAAGATGCCGCCCCCACCCGCATTTGCTGTTGTGCCTACTGAAAACCCGCCTGCTGATGTAAACCGAGCCACCTCCGTAGAACCAGAAGAAAACACTAAATTATTTGAGTAACGGAATGCGGCATCAGAAGTTGTTAATGAACCTGACAATGTTGACCCAAAACCAATAAACAAAGGGGTACTTGAGCCGTTGTAAAAATCTAGATATGCACCATTGGCATTGGTAGACTGAAATCTAGCAAGGGTAGCAGTAGTGTTGCTTACATCCAACTTGTAAGAAGTCGAACCTGTACCAATGCCTACATTGCCAGCAGTTGTAATGTTAAAAACATTACTAGTACCCACTACATCCCGAATAATTAAGCTACCTTGTTCACCTGCCGAACCCATGCTAGAGAAGATGCGCCAATGCTCAACACCAGCGGCATTTTGTGTGTAGAAAGATGCAACCCCACTATCATTTGCTTTAGCGTAAAAACTTGGATTAGTCGCACTAGCTGTAATGTTTCCAACAACATGAAGTTGTGTTACTGGCGAACTTGTACCAATACCTACATCACCTGCGCTTGTAATACGCATCCGTTCTGTGCCTGAAAAATTTGAGTTTGTAGATGTGTTTCTAAAAATAATATTATTGTTTGTTCCAGTTGTATTCCCTAAACAATC